TGAATGCAGAGGATACCCGCCCGGTGGCCGACCGCCTGACCGTACAGAGTGCCAGAATCGTGACATGGCGGCTGAATGCAAAACTGTACTTTTACCCCGGCCCGGAATCCGAACCTATTCTGGCCGCGGCGGAATCGTCGTTCAGGAAGTGGCTGTCTGAGCAGGGGCTTATCGGTCAGGACGTGGCGTTGTCCGCCATTGCTGCCGCACTGCATGTGCACGGTGTGCAACGCGTGGAGATAATCGAACCCACACAGAATATGGCCATCAGCGACATACAGGCGGCGCGCTGTGAGTCATTCACCATCAGCGAAGGTGGGCGCAATGAGTAATTCGTTGTTACCACCATCAGCCAGCAATTTCATGCGTTGTGCCGAAGCCGTCGGAACACGCATTACAGACATTCCGGTAGACCTCAACACGCTGTGGTCGCCGGATACCTGCCCGGTGCATCTGCTGCCTTATCTCGCCTGGGCATTTTCCGTTGACCGCTGGGATCGCAACTGGCCGGAAGAGACAAAGCGACAGGTTATTCGTGATGCATGGCTGATACACCGACACAAAGGGACCATCAGCGCACTGCGCAGGGCCATTGAGCCGCTGGGATACCTCATTCGCGTGTCTGAGTGGTGGGAGTTCGGCGGAGAACCGGGAACATTTACCGTTGAAGTCGGCACACTGGACAGTGGCGTGACGGAGGAAATGTATCTGGAAATGGAGCGGTTGATTGCTGATGCCCGTCCGGTCAGCCGCCACATGACAGGGCTGAATATCATTCAGGAAATTCCGGGGGATATTTTCGCAGCGGCGGCAACTTATGACGGTGAAGTTATTACCATTTATCCGGACGATTAAGCATGAGTACCACAACACGAAAATTTAAAACCGTTATCACCGATACAGGTGCAAAAAAATTAGCTCAGGCAGCCGCGCCAGATGGTAAGCCTGTCCGCCTGACTCATATGGCCGTGGGCGACGGTGGCGGCACGTTGCCCACACCAGACAGTAAGCAGACCCGTCTGGTGCATGAGGTGTGGCGACATACTGTTAATCGCGTCATCCTGGACGCAACACATCAGAACCGCATTATTGCGGAGCTGGTTATACCTCCTGAAACGGGCGGATTCTGGATCCGGGAAATTGGTGTATTTGATGAGCACGGCGATTTAATCGCGGTGGGCAATACTGCCGAAAGTTACAAGCCAACCGTTGCCGAGGGGTCCGGACGTGCACAAACATTTCGCACCATTCTGACCGTATCCAGCACTGCCAGCGTGGCGCTTACCGTGGATAACACCATGGTGATGGCCACAGTGGATTACGTGGATGACAAACTGAAAGAGCATGAACAGTCACGACGTCACCCGGATGCCTCGCTGACCGCAAAAGGCTTTGTTCAACTCAGTAGCGCCACTAACAGCGATTCTGAAACGCTGGCTGCAACGCCGAAAGCGGTTAAGGCCGCGTATGACCTGGCTAACGGAAAATATACCGCTCAGGACGCCACGACGGCACGAAAAGGGATAGTCCAGCTCAGCAGTGCAACCAACAGCACGTCTGAAACGCTGGCAGCGACACCAAAAGCGGTTAAGGCGGTAATGGATGAAACGAACAAGAAAGCCCCATTAAACAGCCCGGCACTGACCGGAACGCCAACAACACCAACTGCACGACAGGGAACGAATAATACCCAAATCGCAAGCACGGCTTTCGTTATGGCCGCGATTGCCGCACTTGTAGATTCGTCACCTGACGCACTGAACACGCTGAACGAGCTGGCGGCGGCGCTGGGCAACGACCCGAATTTTGCGACCACCATGACTAACGCGCTTGCGGGTAAGCAACCGAAAGATGCCACCCTGACGGCGCTGGCCGGGCTTGCTACTGCGGCAGACAGGTTTCCGTATTTTACGGGGAATGATGTTGCCAGTCTGGCAACCCTGACAGAAGTCGGGCGGGATATTCTTGCGAAATCGACCGTTGCCGCTGTTATCGAATACCTCGGTTTACAGGAAACGGTAAACAAGGCTGGTAATGCCGTTCAAAAGACAGGCGATATCTTGTCCGGTGGACTTACTTTTGAAAACGACTCAATCCTTGCCTGGATTCGGAATACTGACTGGGCAAAGATTGGATTTAAAAATGATGCCGACAGCGATACTGATTCATACATGTGGTTTGAAACAGGCGACAACGGCAATGAATATTTCAAATGGAGAAGCAAACAAAGTACCACAACAAAAGACCTGATGAATCTTAAATGGGATGCTTTGTATGTTCTTGTCAATGCCATTGTAAATGGCGAAGTCATATCAAAATCAGCAAACGGCCTACGTATTGCTTATGGTAATTACGGATTCTTTATTCGTAATGATGGTTCAAATACATACTTCATGTTGACAAACTCCGGTGACAACATGGGGACTTATAACGGATTAAGGCCATTATGGATTAATAACGCTACTGGCGCTGTTTCGATGGGGCGTGGTCTTAATGTTTCAGGGGAGACACTTTCAGACCGTTTTGCTATTAACAGCAGTAATGGTATGTGGATTCAGATGCGCGATAACAACGCTATCTTTGGGAAAAATATAGTTAACACTGATAGCGCTCAGGCGTTGCTTCGCCAGAATCACGCCGACCGCAAATTTATGATTGGCGGTCTGGGAAATAAGCAATTTGGCATCTACATGATTAATAACTCAAGGACAGCCAATGGCACCGATGGTCAGGCGTACATGGATAATAACGGGAACTGGCTTTGCGGCTCGCAAGTTATTCCCGGAAACTATGGCAATTTTGACTCCAGATATGTGAAAGATGTTCGACTTGGTTCACAGCAATATTATGGAGTGAACAACTGGCAAACATGGAATTTCCAGTGCCCTTCAGGTCATGTATTGTCTGGTATTAATGTTCAGGATACAGGGTCCAACTCTGCCGATAATATAGCGGGCGTTTATTACAGACCCGTTCAAAAGTATATAAATGGCACCTGGTATAATGTAGCGAGCGTTTAATATGATGCACTTAAAGAACATAAAAGCGGGTAACGCTAAAACACTGGAACAGTATGAGTTAACAAAGAAACACGGAGTTATCTGGCTTTACTCTGAGGACGAAAAAAACTGGTATGAGGAAGTGAAAAACTTTCAGCCAGACACAATAAAGATTGTTTACGATGCAAATAATATTATTGTCGCCATCACTAAAGATGCCTCCACGCTTAACCCTGAAGGTTTTAGTGTCGTTGAGGTTCCCGATATTACAGCCAACCGCCGCGCTGATGATTCAGGAAAGTGGATGTTTAAGGATGGAGCTGTAGTTAAACGGATTTATACGGCAAACGAGCAACAACAACAGGCCGAATCGCAAAAGGCTGCGTTACTTTCCGAAGCAGAAAGCGTTATTCAGCCACTGGAACGCGCTGTCAGGCTGAATATGGCAACAGATGAGGAACGTACACGACTGGAAGCATGGGAACGCTACAGTGTTCTGGTCAGCCGTGTGGATACGGCAAATCCTGAATGGCCACAAAAGCCTGAATAAAAATTAAGGCCCGCTATCGGGCCTTGTCTCATTCAGGTTGTTCGGGAAATGTTACTGGCAGGCTGGAGGTGTCTGTAGATTCGACTTTCTGCGCATAGAGCATCCACTCGGTTAATTTTTGTTTATTCTCGTCGGAAATGATGCCCAGCCGTAGCTGTGAGTCCCATAGCTGGGTTTTATCCCTGACGAGCTGTAGCAGGCTTTGCTTTTCATTTTCCGCCTGCTGCCTCTGCTCTTCCTCGGTATAAGTTCGCTTTACCACTACGCCATCTTTGAACATCCATTTACCCGAAATGTCAGCACGGCGATTTGCTGTAATATCAGGTAATTCAACGACGCTTGCGCCTTCCGGATTAATTGCTGAAACATCCTTTTCAATACAAATAATAACGCCGTTATGGTCATAGACCATTTTCAAAGTGTCTGGCTGGAAATTCTTTTGTTCCTCATACCAGTTTTTTCCATCCTCTGAATAAAGCCATTTGATGTTAAATTGTTTCGTTAGCTGGTATTGCTCTTTTGTTTTAGGGTTGCCAGCAGTAATGTTTTTTAAGTGCATCATCGTTAAATACTCCCCGCGTTATACCACGTCCCATTAATGCAATACTGAATTGGCCTTGCCTGAGTTGTATCAATTAATTCATCACGGTTTCCGTTAACTGAACCCGTAACGACATAACCTGACCTGTCAGACCAGCCGGGACCATTCCATGTCTGAACAGATGACAGACCGCCCAAGCGAATACCTGTAATAAACCTTGAGTTACATTCTGCCTGCGTATATGCACCAACATCTCCCGCAGAGGGTTTGCGGGTTGTGGTGTAAAACTCTGACCAGTCAGCTTCAAAGCCATAACCATCACGCGCTGAACGATAAAAGATACCGCCATTTCTGTAATTCACGCGGAACTGTACAGCAGGGCTGCTCCCCGTATTCATATTGAAGTGGAGGATTAATGTCGATGCGCCACCAATATTTGCGTTATAGACCCCGCTATTCCAGTTCCAGCCAACAGCTTTATCATTTCCGACAGTGCTTCCTGTTTGCCCTAAAGCAAATGCAGGCTGCTGGTTTTTCGTATTGTAGTCTCGTCGCCAGCCAGGAGCGTAAGCATCACCATGATTAATATAAGTGAATTGAGCGTTAGTAATTCCGCCGCCGCTGGACGTACTCGGCGTAGTAACGCGTATGGTCATTGCGCCGCGAGTGCCAATAACTTCCACCACAGCACCTGCAAGACAAATATTTCCGCAACCTGTATCTGTAATGACCTTATTATTTGCATAAGCCCATGAGCCTTTGCACATCCAGTAAGGATGGTTAAATGCCCCCTGACTCTCCAGCCACGAAATAAATTGCGCAGTTGTCCAGACCTGACTATCGCCACCAATATTCAGCCATGCGCTATATGCGCGACAGGCCCCAATATTTTTGGTGAAGGTATCTTTTCCCGGAATATCTGCGCCGTTCTGGTTTTTCTGTAATGCGCCAGAAGCCTGATTTACCGTTTCCTGTAAACCGAGGTTTTAGATAATGGCCGTTTCCGGCCTGCATGGCATGATTTGCGCTTTTGGACGGGAGATTCAGCGTGCTGATTGGCTATGTAAGGGTATCAACAAATGACCAGAATACAGACCTGCAACGAAACGCTCTTGTTTGTGCAGGATGTGAACAAATATTTGAAGATAAATTAAGCGGGACAAAGACAGACCGACCGGGATTAAAACGCGCTTTAAAGCGCCTTCAAAAAGGTGACACGCTGGTTGTCTGGAAACTGGATCGCCTCGGGCGAAGCATGAAACATCTGATTTCTCTCGTCGGGGAACTACGGGAGCGAGGAATTAATTTTCGCAGTCTGACCGACAGCATAGATACATCTTCTCCAATGGGGCGTTTTTTCTTCCACGTGATGGGTGCCCTGGCTGAAATGGAACGTGAATTAATTGTTGAACGTACACTGGCCGGACTGGCGGCAGCACGCGCACGGGGGCGCACAGGCGGACGTCGACCGAAGCTGACAAAAGAACAGCATGAGCAAATAGCAAGGCTGATCAAAAACGGGCACGACAGAAAACAACTGGCAATAATTTACGGCATTGGTATATCGACGATTTATCGTTACCACCCCGCAGGAGAATCAAGCGGAACAATAGAGAAGAGTCAGGAAACAAAATAACCGCTAATCTGACCATTAGCGGTTTTTGTGTTAAATCAGAACAGCCCTTTAACGGAGCTGGCCGCGCTGTTAAGGGATGATGTGACCTTATCTTTGAAGCCGGACAGCATATCACTGAACGATGAGGATTGCAGGCGCTCCCGCAAATCCTCATCACAGCGTTCAAGAGTCAGTGAAAATTCTATCTTTTTCGCCTTACCGTAGCGATCAAACTCGGAGCGGGTCGTATTCGTTTCAGTCAGTACATACATGCCGTAAATCTGCCCGACACCATCAATCAGAGGCCAGGGGCGTCCTGTATATGCCTGCGTGGTCAGCAGCGAAAGCGACACTTCGCCACCTGTAATTTCAGGATAAAGCACGCCAGAAAGCACGATGCGATCATCACCTGCACCGATATACTGCCAGCTTGCTGAGCGATTTACGCGCTCATTTTTCACATGCCGCCAGCTTTTGTTTTGCTGTAACTGCTGATGCGGCAGTGTGCGCAGCTCAAAAACAAACATGCCGTAGATCATCATCATGACCATGACTCCTCAATCTTTATCGTAAAAACTGCCACGTCCGGCACGGGCGCGCCGTTCCACCTCTGCCCTGACCATTTCACCGACCAGTTTCGCCAGTTCGCGGGGATTCTGCGTAACAACGTTATGCAGATGAACATGAATTTCACCGCCAA